CATTAGGTAGGATTAAACCAGATAAAAAATACTCCAAAGCAGCCATATGCAGGAATCTCTGTAGCCGTGTGGGTTTGCGAGAAAGCAGAGCACTATAGTAATTGTTTGCTTCATTTGTTGTTCGTCTCTGTCCATTTCTAATAGGAGTTATAGCAAATTCTGCTAATCTGTTTAAAACAGTTGTTACAGATCCTCCCCTTTGGTAGAAGTCATAACACATTGTTATTACAGGATGCCATTCTCTGGGAATAGTTAATTTTTCAGGAGAAAGTCCAAATCTCTGCGTAAACGAATCAAAAGACTGTTGGGGCATATAGAATCCAGAGCCCCCTGCAAAGGTCTTGGAGTAATCAAACGTTGCCTTAGCAAGTTTTTTTCCTGCTATACCACCTTGTTCTGTATCTTCCATATATGCCACTCCTAATGCGTGTCAAGCCATTTTGCAGAAAGCAGTTTTGGTTTGAGGTCTATTCTTGGAGCCATTAGTGGGGCACCAAAAGTATTTTCATATGCCATTAAAGCACACATAAGGGCTGCAAACTGGTGGTCATTCTCTGTTCTATAAACAGGTTCTCCAGTCTGAGTCCGTGTAAATTTTGTTCTTTCAAGTTCTTCCATCATATCATTATCAGTTTTAGCAAATGATAATCTTTTTTCATGAACCCAGCGAGATGTTGTTTCAACAGCAACTCTCTTTGTTTGATCTTTTGTTTCTACTAACTTACCCTTTTCATCCTTTATGGCAACTGTTATCCAGCCACCAAATTCAACAGGGTAAAGTCTTTTATCATAATGATATTCTTTGTATGGATTTAATTCCCCGGTAAGATCTTGATATTGAACCTTACCGACTCCACCCATATCAATACCCATAAAGTCAAAACTATAGACTCTATCTAAGTAAGTTAATGCCTCTCTCTGTATACTATACTCTACCCGTTGTAGAACAAAGCGGGCTAAAATTCTCCAAACACCTGAAGAATGTTGATACATGATAAGAAATACCGTAGGATCTGGGGAATAACCAACATCGTAGCCTAAACCTACTCGTGGTTTAACTCCTCCCTCTATTGGAATAGGAGGACAAGGAGTCATAACCATCTCTGGGTGATATTCTTTAACTTCTTTCATTTCCCCCGGATTTAAGGCATCGGGAACATATGTACTAGTTGATGTACTATCAAACATTTTCTGTGTGATAATGACTTTAGGAACTTCATAATCTTCCTGTAGAAATCTAAGTCTATCGAACACTGCAAATGTTGGCATACCATGCATACCTAAAACATAATGCTTATAATCCTCAGTATCTTCTTGCAGAGCATGGTATTCTTTTCTTCTTTGATATTCTATTTCTGGGTTCCACCAAGTCATTAATGTCTGGGGTATATTAAAGGCAATATACTCATCATTAATCTGGTCGCATTCAAATAAGACGTTATCTGTTCTAAGTCCGTTTGGAACTCCTGATACGATTAACTGGTATCCAGGAATCTCTTTCTTTAATACGTTCTGTAACGATAGCCATGTTCTCCAAGGAAAATCCTGTGCTTCATCCACCCAAATTCGGTAGTTATGAATAGAGATAACATTGGCCTCTGATCCAGCAGAACCAGCAATACGTAATATAAATTGAAAGCCGTTTGTAAAATCAATGCGGCCATCGTTCATATTAATAGAGTTAGGATTTACATAGTATTTAACCAACCAATGCTTCTCACAAGCAGAACGAATTCTATAGAAGATAACATCTTTCTGAGCTTTATTAGGAACCACAACAAAAAGGCCCGGATCACCGGGCACCTTCATATCGTTTATCATCCACCAGTATAGCAACTCAATCATTGCGGTGGTTTTACGAACTCCTCGGCCACAGCACATAACAACATTATGTGCTACACATGTGGACCAAGCACGCTCATGTTCCTCTAATGGGGACCAGTTAGGATCTCCATCATTGATGAACTCTCTAAATAAAACGGGATGTGCTAATATCTGTATTAATGCCCACTCCGCTTCCTCTTCATCTATCTCACGTATACTATCTTCTCTAGGCATTTAGCACACTCTAACTCCATTCTTACGGTATAATTTCGATTTGGAAAGTTAATCCAATATCTGCCTAGCTCTATCTGGCAGTTCTCGCATTTTATACCTACTGTTTTTCTATCCCAAAAATCTTTAGCCTTTCTTTGTAAGGCAGCTATATATTGAGGGATATCATCTGCCTGCTTTTCCTTTCTAAGTTTTCTAGAAATACCAAGTTTATCCTGAAGATCATTAACCGTGGCATTAACCGAACGCTGGAAATCCCCTAGATTCTTAAGTGTTCTAACATCCTCATCACTAAGATTTGGTTGCTGCTGCATCCGATTAATTTGTTTATCAACTTGCTCGGACTGCAAAGTCAAACGCACTAACTGTGTAAGAGCTTGCGCGTCATTAGAATCATTCATATCAATTGAGTAATCAGTTCGTAACTTAGTAAGAAGTTTTCGGAACCGTCTCTCATTAGCCTTGTCTGCGTCACTCTCATCTGTGGGTACTGTGGGAGTTGCTGCAAGACGCTCCTCTTTCTCCTGTAACTTCTCTATAATTTCCTCGTCGGATAAGCCCCTATAAATACGAAGGTTGCGAAGGCGCTTTACCTTCATAAGATCAATTTCAGCCATAGTACCTCTCCATATCCGTCCCTAAAATTAGTGGGTCAAAAAAAATCCTGCCTTCCTCGGCAGGTAAGTTGGTTGCGGGACCGGCAATCGAAGCCGGTTTGTGGACCTTATGAAAGTCCGAAGATGCCTTACCTACCTCCCGCAACGGGTGGAAGCCCCGATCAGACTCGAACTGATACATACCGATTTTGCAGATCAGACCATTATTCCAATTCTGGCACGGGGCTGTGGCGCGTCTAGCAGGATTCGAACCCGCATAAATGGTTCCGAAGACCATTGTGTTCTCCATTACACCATAGACGCATTGTATTAAATTGGCAGACCCGGTAGGAATCGAACCTACATGTAGAGGGCCAGAACCTCTCGTCTTTTCCATTAGACCACGGGTCTGTGGTAGTCCTAAGTAGAATTGAACTACTATATCTGGTTTATCGGACCAGCGCATTATACCGTTGTGCTATAGGACTATGGCCCCTCCACGGAGTTACGATCTCCGCACTCCTGTTCGACAGACAGGCATCTTCACCAGCTAACGCTAAAGGGGTTTGCTACTATTTTCTGACAAGAATAAATGTATTTGGATAGAGTTTCCTATTAACGGATGTACTCTGTACAAACACTCGATAATTTCCATGTTGCTCTGGATTTACTTCTACTGTATCTGCTGGCAATCCTAGCAACCTACGTAGTTCTGATCCTTCATATACCCGCCCATTTTTAATATCCTGCACAAGCAGGACTTTATGATCCTGAATTCTAACAGTCTTGGTAGGCTGGTAGTATGTTGATCCTAGTCTATAAGTCTGGTTAGTAAATGATTCTACATAGTTTTTAATGATAGCATCCTGATGCACAGGGAAGATGTCGTACGTTGCAGGATCAACAGCATTTAATGCTGACAGTGCTGCTGGTGCAATTCCTTGTGTACTAAGTGTAAACAGAGATTTTGTACCACGCACACCTGACGAACGCATTGTCATGTAGTTATCTACTACACCTGAGAACTGTTTTCCAACGCCCTCAAATGCATTAGCTTTTGCTGTGTCCCAAACTGCAATTGAATCAGTTGGGAACCCAAACTTCTGTGCTTCAAACTTTCCACGCATGTCTGGAACCAAACATGCTGTAGTCCAATTATCCTGAAGTCCATGAAGTGCCCCGGACAACATTGCTGTAGTTGCTCGACTGGAATTCTCCATACCATCAGTAATGACATACTGTAAGAAAGCATGATCCCCATGGATCTGTGGAAGTGTTTGATTCTCTTTGATAGATACAAGCACTGCATCAATTAGTGCAGTTTGTCCTGTTGGTCTATAGTATCCTGCAAGAGACTTTAACCTCATAACATCCATGTCAAAAACAAGACATGTTGGGGTGTAATTGAATAAGTAAATGGAAATTCGAGTTTCTTGATTTAGTTCAATTGATCGTTGTTTTAGATACTCTAACTCTTTATCGAAGACGGATACGACAGGTTGTCCTTGCATTGATCCCGACATATCTACAACAAGAGAAATATGATTGATATAGTTTTGATACAATTCCATTGTGATCTCCTTTCGGCATTTATAATGCTAGATATGGATTGGTGAGCCTCCCCGGACTTGAACCGGGAACTTACAGATTAAGAGTCTGTTGTTCTATCCATTGAACTAGAGGCCCACTAGTTTAGTTGGTTGGCCCTATCTTTTGACTTCCTCCAACCCAATAGGTGTTCCCCGCTGGAAAAGACCTAAACTTGTTTTTATTGCCCGGCTACCGAATACTAGCACCAAAAGGTCGAAACCACATGGCGTGAGACACTAGCCTTGCGCTTTGACGAAACGTTTGCAACCGTGTAATTACTCCGAGCAAGTTTGTGTTTATGGCCCAACTGAAGCCAACTCAGCCCGGCTTACGAAAGATGCTGCCCATCTTTACCATACATAGTGTTTGGTGCCTTCAGACAGAATCGAACTGTCCACGCCCGCCTCTTCAGGGCGGCGCTCTACCAATGAGCTACAAAGGCTAAATTAAATTGGCGAGGCTGACAGGATTCGAACCTGCATCGTCCTAGTTTGGAGCCAAGAGTTCTCCCAATTAAACTACATCCTCGCGTGGTGCTCCATGCCAGACTCGAACCGACACTAATTGCTTGGAAGGCAGTCGTGCTAGCCGTTAAACACTAATGGAGCGGAGTTTCCTTAACTACTACTGTGAAGGTAGTATCTTCATTTACTACCCTTATTGTATTTTTACACTTTGGGCAAGTTACTATTTTATTTACTTCTGCCCATATAGAAGTCTTGCAACTCTTGCTTGGGCACTCTATCTGATACTTGTACACCGTTGCTGGTGAAGTTACAGTCCATGTAGTGTAAGGTCTGTACCACCAACTATCTGGATAGGGCCAATCCCCAATATAGAAATCGCTAATAATTGCACTACTAACTAAAGAGTTAGATAAACTAAACTCTGCCATTCCAATCCTCCGTTGATGAAAAATGTACCGCCCAATCTATAGGTAGCATGTCTTTCTTTTTTTCATTACATTGATAACAACTTGGTACAGTAGTTATCCCACCCTTTGACTTCGGGTAAACGTGGTCACGAGTTACCTCTGAAAAGTTCTGGAATCTCCCGCAATAAGAGCACTGTACACTATAATCAAACGATTTATTTAAGAAGTTATAATCTAATGGATAATATGCTTGTCCTGATGGTATAGGCGTTCTTTTTTTACGCCCCACCTCTATCATCACCTCCTTACTAAGTTTGGTCGGAGTGAGTGGATTCGAACCACCGACTTCCTGCTCCCAAAGCAGGCGCTCTAAACCAAGCTGAGCTACACTCCGATAATATTATTTGGCATTACCAAAAGAAGCTGGGTCTTCACCCTCTACCTTAGCTACTGCCTTTTTATCTGTTAGATCTACAGGGAATTGTTTAATTGTCTCTGGATTATCGGGGGTTATCTCTTCCCCCTTGGTATTTGAAATAACTTTGGGATCACCCTTATTATCATTGTTAATTGGAGCATCCATTTTATTCCTCCTACTAGTATATCATGGCTCTTTGGTACATGTCAAATTCCTATGTGATCTTCTGAGCACTGAAGGCGATCAGATAGGCACCTATACTCGAACCAGAGGTCTGTTTAGCTTTAATACTAATGTAATCACCTACGGATAGTGTAACGGAAGACTGGATTGCCATGATCTTAGTAGCCGACGCAGATAAAGACGCCTCGGATATTGGGTAGGCCCAATAACCCTCATTAAGACCTATAAGAACATAACGATTACCTACACCGTTTGCGTCAAACTGTACCTGTGCCATTACTAAATAAGTACCAGCCTTTCCCACCGGGATGGTAAACCGTTCTGAATTGGCATTACTATGGAATCCGTCGGTATCAATCAACGGGTTCCATACCATTGATATGTATTCACTATCTGGTAGGCCAGTAGAAGAAACAGCACTTGCATCAGCAACAGAACCAACAAAACCTCCCCCAGAGGAGGGCACTGTAGGTGGAGTATATAGTGGCATATGCTTATCCCCCCGTAACCAAAGCTACTCCGCTTACTGCCCAATAACCATGTATTGCACAAGAAGCAAAACCCTCTGGTACTTCTAGATAACCCTTTGAAGGTACCTGAACAGAATAATTTGTAGGTGATACTACTGTATCCCCA